ATGATTGGCTAATGGCCACCAACTTTTTCTTTAACAACTTTCAATCTTCGATGGAGCAAAACTTAATCGAAGATTTAGTTGTGGAATCAATTAAAATCTACGGTATTGATTTGTATTATCTACCGAAACGAATTACTGCTAGAGATACTATTTTCCGCGAAGAAGAACTAGCAACCTATAACACCGCGCATCCTATCGAAATGTATATCAAGAACGTTGATGGATTTGAGGGCGAGGGCGACTTTATATCGAAGTTCGGTCTTGAGATTCGTGACAGAATTACCTTTACTGTTTCGCGTCGTAGTTTCGCAGCCGAGGTTCTAACACAAGAATCAGGTATGTTGCGTCCATTAGAAGGCGATCTAATCTGGTTCCCACTGACTCGTAAGATGTATAAGATTAAGTTTGTTGAGCACGAAGCTATATTCTATCAATTAGGTTCACTACAAACATATGACATGACTTGTGAGTTGTTTGAATTTAACAACGAAACATTCGATACTGGTATTTCAGATATCGACCAAGTCTATGCTGAACTTGACGTTGACATTGGAACTGCAGTAGCTACATCGGTGACTCTAACAGATGTTCAGGCTCAAAATGAAATCTTTGAAGCCGATGGTCAGTCAGGTATTCTTGACTTTAGTGAAATGGATCCATTCTCAGAAGGAAATAATTACTAATGTTTGGTCACGAGTTTTACCACGAACATTTACGCAGATATATCGTTGTATTCGGAACGATGTTCAACAACATCGTTGTTTCAAGAAAAACAACTGCTGGCGTAGTTGATAAACGAATTAAAGTTCCTATCTCATACTCACCACGTGATAAATTACTAGCGCGTATCGAAACAGATCCTAATCTAAGAAAACCAGACGCGATTTCTTTACCACGCATGGGCTTCGAGATGACATCAATGACTTATGCTGGTGAGCGTAAATTAAGCACAATTAAGAAGTTTACTGCGAATGGGACAAATGCAAACAATCGCACAACTATGTATGCACCAGTTCCATATGATGTAAACTTTCAATTAAGTATTATGGTAAAAAACGCAGAAGATGGTACTCAAATACTCGAACAAATTTTACCATTCTTTACACCAGAATGGACTAATAGTGTACAATTAATCGATGATATGGATATCAAACTGGATATTCCATTAGTATTGGTTTCTGTTTCTTCAGACGATACGTACGAGGGTGATTTTGAAACTCGCCGTGCATTAATCTGGACTTTAGATTTTACGATGAAGTGTTATTTCTTTGGTCCAACAAAAACCAAGAAACTAATTAAATTAGCCAATGTCAACTTCTTTATTGATGGATTTGATACTGCCATCGGCTCAGCAAACACCATTCAAGAACGAGTAACAATACAGCCAGGATTAGAGCCAACAGCTAACTTAGCTGGAACGATTTCTTCTTCTGGAAATTTGGTTACAGGTTCAGGAACTTCGTTTACTACAACTATGGCAGTTGGTAATTATGTAATTGCCGTGTCTCCTTCTGCTGCCGATCAAATTAAGCGAGTCACATCGATTGCCAATAATATATCCATGAGAGTTGAGTCAGCATTTAGCACAAGCTTGGTAGCAAGCAACTACCAGTCGACATATAATGGAACTGGTACAGCTAATTCTTACGCAACTGTTGACAAAGACTACATTTTGGTCACCGACGACTGGGATTATATCGTAACGATAGAAGACGTATAAAATATGAACAGTATTATGGATAACTTGACCAAAGCATTAGAAATGAATCCTCTTGTGGTCGAAGAACAAAAAGAAGAACAGCTTCCTGCGGTCGTCGAAGAAACAAACGACGCTGAGCAAGACTTTGAGCTTGCGCGCAAAAATCTACAAGAACTCGCTAAGAAAGGTAACAAGGCACTCGACGAGTTGATTATGCTTGCTAAGAATAGCGAGCACCCTCGCGCATACGAAGTAGTTGCTACACTAATTAAAACACTGGCTGATACCAACAAAGACTTGCTTGAAACACGCAAGAAGAAAATTGATATCGACAAGGCTCGTGGCGTCCAACCCGAAGGCTCGCCCAAGACAGTCAACAATAATCTGTTCGTCGGCTCTACTGCTGAACTACAGAAGTTTCTAAAAGAACGCGCCAAGAATCTGGAGTCGGATGAATGAGTGCAGTCCTTGAAGAAGATTATGATATTGAGATTGAACATAGTGGTGTAAATGGTAATCCACTTCTAAAGCCAGCTGGAACTCAGATTGAATGGCAGCCATGGCAGATCGAAGAATATCTAAAGTGTAAAGAAGATCCGATCTACTTTTGTGAGAAGTATGTAAAGATTATCTCTCTTGATGAGGGTGTAATCAATTTTAAGATGTTCGACTTTCAGAAGCGATTCGTTCGAGCAGCAAAAGCAAATCGCTTTACGATCGTTCGCTGCGGTCGCCAGATGGGTAAGACCACAACTGCGACTGGCTTATTGCTACACGAAGGCTTGTTCGCTGACAACCCATCGTACATCGCTATCCTCGCTAACAAAATGGATACGGCTCAGGAAATTCTTGACCGTATTCAAATGGCATACGAAAACCTTCCAATGTGGTTACAGCAGGGTGTTGTAGCTTGGAACAAACGAAGCTTCGCCCTAGAAAATGGTGCTAAGTTTATCTGCGCACCTACCTCTAGTTCTGCTATTCGTGGTAAGTCTATCTCGGTACTATACCTCGATGAGTTCGCTCACATTCCACCACACATTCAGCTGAAGTTCTTCACCGCTACCTATCCCGTAATTTCGTCTGGTAAACAGACCAAGATTATCATTACATCCACGCCAAATGGTATGGAGCTGTATTATAAGCTATGGACTGATGCAATTAAGAAGCGCAACAGCTATACAGCAGTTGACGTTCATTGGTCTGAGTATCCTGGTCGCGACGAAAGCTGGAAAGAAGAAACGATTAACAACACCTCTCCTGAGCAATTCCGTCAGGAATACGAGGTCGAGTTCCTCGGATCGAGCAATACTCTAATTTCGGCTGAGTGCTTACAACGTCTAACCTACGAAGATCCTATTTCTACTCATGGATCCACTAGAATCTATTCGTTGCCGAATCCAGAACATCGTTATGTAATGACAGCAGACGTGGCACGTGGTGTCGGTGGTGACTACTCTACATTCGTTGTTATAGATGTCACCGAGTTTCCGTATAGGGTAGCTGCGGTCTATCGAGATAACAACGTAGAACCACAGATGTTCCCGCACTTTATTAATGAATCCCATAAGTTCTATAACTTTTGTCCCATTTTAGTTGAAACTAACGACATTGGCCAGCAGATAGCCGAAATGCTAATTACAGATTTCGAGAACGAGGGTGTACTAAGAATTACGCAGACTGGTCGTAAAGGTCAGGTTCTGGGTGGTGGTTTTAACAAACAATCAAGAGTTGGTCTAAAGACAACTCAAGCTACAAAGCGTGTTGGTTGTTTGAATATAAAGGCTTTGATCGAGAACAACAAACTAATCATTAACGACTACGATTTGTTGAGTGAACTCTCTACTTTTATAAGTAAAGGGACGTCTTATGAAGCCGAGTATGGTAAGCACGACGATCTTGTTATGTGTTTGGTATTATTTGCTTGGATGACAAATCAAAATTATTTCAAAGATTTATTAGAAACCGATGTCAGAAAGAACTTAATGGAAGAGCGAGAAAAAGAACTGGAAGACGATATGTTACCATTCTTCTCCGACGATGGAATGGGCTTCGAAGATGAAGTCCATATATCTGCATTCGACCGTGAATTATTCTTCTAAAACCGTATTTTACTAAATATATTACAAATATTATTATATTTCTGGCTCTATTTTGAACAAGGAGAAACAAGATGGCATTCCAAGTCAGTCCAGGTATCAATGTAAGAGAAATTGACCTGACCACCGTTGTACCAGCAGTTTCCGCTTCTGTTGGTGCGTTTGCAGGCGTCTTTGGCTGGGGTCCAGCTGAGGAACGCGTGTTAGTCAGTTCTGAAAACTCTCTTGTAAAGATTTTCGGTAAGCCAACCGCAGACAATTATGAAACATTCTACACAGCAGCTAACTTCTTAGCATACGGCAACGCTCTTTATGTTGTTCGTGCTATCGATACAGCTGCTAGAAACGCACAAGCTAACACAGCTGCTGAAACTACGATTCAAATTAAAAATCTAGCAGATTATGAAGATGGTATTTCTGCTGGCGCTAACGCTGTTTACTACGCTCGTTATGCTGGTACACTAGGTAATTCACTAAAGATCTCTGTTTGTGACTCGGCAAATGCTTATAGCAATGCTCTAGACATGACAGACGGTTCAGCCACGATTGAAGGCACACTAACACTTGTTCCAAACAGCCTAACTGCTAACTTAAGAGTTGTTTCTGCTGTATCGAACACTGCTGCTAATACTTCTGCTACAAGCATCATCGGTAAAATTAAAGTCGGCGATTATCTAGTTGTAAATGGTCAGAGCCAATATCTAAAGGTAGCTTCTCTTGGTGCTGCTGTTGAAACTGGTAATGCCAGCGTATTCAGTGCACAAGCTGTAATTACTTTCGATAGCAAGTTTACTGGTTCTGCCAACGCGACTGCTAACTCTTCAAACGCACTAACTCGCTACTGGGAATTCTACAATGAAGTAGATAAAGCTCCAGGACAGTCAACCTTTGTTGCTGAGTTTGGTAATACTTCGGCAAACGACGAACTACACGTTGTAGTTGTTGACGAAGATGGTCTATTCAGCGGTGCTAAGAATACTGTTCTAGAAGTATTTGAAGGTCTATCCCGCGCTACAAACGCTAAAGGCGAAAATGGTCAGACTCTTTACTATAAAGATGTAATTGAAACTGACTCTGAGTATATTTACTGGGCTAATCATCGTGTTGGTGCAACAGCTAATGTTGCTGCAAATGTAGCTTCTTCAGCTCAAACTCTACCAATGACTCTATCGTTCTCGAATGGTGTCGATACTTCGACTGAAAGTTCGGTTACACTAGGAAATCTTGGTACTGCATACGATCTATTCAAAGAAAAGAACGTTATTGATATTTCTCTGATTATGACTGGTAAAGCAGGTTCGGGTGTTGCTAACTATGTAATCGACAATATCGCTGAAACTCGTAAAGATTGCGTGGCTTTCGTTTCGCCAACTCGCTCGACTTCAGCTGATTCTATCGTAACTTTCCGCAATACGCTAACATCTACTTCTTACGCTGTAATCGATTCTGGTTACAAGTATCAGTATGACCGCTATAACGATATCTATCGCTACATCCCACTAAACGGTGACATTGCTGGTCTATGCGCAAGAACTGACGAAACTCGTGACCCATGGTTCTCACCAGCTGGTTTTACTCGTGGTCAGATTAAAAATCTAGTTAAGCTAAACTTTAATCCAAACCAAGCTGAGCGCGATCTTCTTTACAAGAACGGTGTAAACCCAGTTGTTACTTTCCCAGGACGTGGTACTGTTCTGTTCGGTGACAAAACAATGTTAGCTAAACCATCCGCGTTTGACCGCATTAACGTTCGCCGTCTATTCATCGTACTAGAGAAAGCGATTTCTACTGCTGCAGAATTTGCTCTGTTCGAATTTAACGACGAGTTTACTCGCTCGCAGTTCAAGAGCCTAGTCGAGCCATATCTACGTGAAATACAAGGTCGCCAAGGCATTACCGATTTCAAAGTAATTTGCGACACTACCAACAACACAAATGAAGTAATTAATCGTAACGAATTTGTTGGTGACATTTATATTAAACCAGCTCGTTCGATTAACTTCATCCAGTTGAATTTTATCGCTATACGCTCTGGTGTTGAGTTTAACGAAATCGTTCAAGGAGCATAAGAAATGGCATTTAATGTAAATGAAATTAGACAAAACATGATTGGTGACGGTGCAAGACCGTCACTATTCGAAGTATCAATGATCAACCCTATCTCTAGAGTTGGTGATGAAACACTTCGTTATATGGTTCGTGCTGCTCAAATACCAGCTTCAACTCTTGGTGTGATTGAAATTCCTTATTTCGGTCGCCGAATCAAAGTTGCTGGTAGCAGATCTTTTGATAACTGGACTGTAACTGTCATGAACGACGAAAACTTTGCGGTTCGTCGTGCTATGGAAGCGTGGTCTTCAGCTATCAACAGCAATCAAAGCAATCTAAGAAGCGTTCCTAGCTATCGCACGACTGCTGATGTTATTCAGTTTGGTAAGGATGGTTCAGAAATACGTCGCTATCAATTCGTAAACATCTTCCCAGTTGCTATTTCGACAATTGATCTAAGCTGGGATAGTGGTGATCAAATTGAAGAATATACTGTAGACTTCTCATTCGACTACTGGACTGTAGCCGATGACGAAATTATCCAGTAAAAAATGACTTGATTTGGAACGCTACATATAATGTGTAGCGTTCCTTCCAGTCGGAGAAAAATATAATGGCTCAGTTGTTTGGTTTTGAAATTGTAAGAAAGAAAGAAGCAGAAGAGAAGGCGCAACCTGATCGCTTAGTAACATTTGCACCCGAGATTAAAGATGACGGTGCGGTTGTTGTAGCGGAAGGTGGCGTCTTTGGCACATACCTAGATCTTGAAGGTTCAGCTCGTACTGAATCAGACCTAGTTGCCAAGTATCGCGAGATGTCACTTCAACCAGAAGTTGAATCCGCGATTGACGATATTGTAAACGAGTTCGTATCATACGACTCGGACTATAAGTTAGTTGATATCAACCTAGACGATCTAGAGTTTGGTAACAAAGTAAAAGATAAGATTCGTGAAGAGTTTAAGACTATCGTTCAGTTGTTAGACTTTAATAACAGTGGCTACGAAATCGTTCGTCGTTGGTATATTGATGGTAGACTATACTATCATGCGATTATTGACGTACAGAATCCACGCGAAGGCATTCAAGAAATTCGTTACATCGATCCGCGCAAGATCCGCAAGATCCGCGAGATTAAAAGAGTTCGTAGAAACTCACAAGCATCAACTGCAGGTCAGCAAGTTCATACCACAGAAACTAAACAAGAATACTACATGTATTCTGAGCGTGGTTTCTCTGGTGGTACACGCGCTGGCGTAAGCACAACAAGCTATCAACCAGCTGCTGCTGGTTCAACTGGTATTCGTATTGCTACTGATTCTATCATTCATGTGACTTCTGGTCTAATGGATGCTTCTAATCAGATGGTTCTATCCTATCTACACAAAGCAATCAAACCACTTAACCAACTACGCACCCTAGAAGACGCAACGGTAATCTATCGTATTTCGCGTGCTCCAGAACGTCGTATCTTCTACATCGACGTCGGTAATCTACCGAAGATTAAAGCAGAGCAATATCTGCGCGACATGATGGTTCGTCACAAGAACCGTCTAGTGTATGATGCTACAACTGGTGACATCCGCGACGATCGTAAGTTTATGACGATGCTAGAAGACTTCTGGCTTCCACGTCGCGAAGGTGGCAAGGGTACAGAAATTACTACACTTCCTGGCGGTCAGAACCTCGGCGAAATTGAAGATGTTCTATACTTCCAGAAGAAAATGTACAAGTCGCTCGGTGTTCCAGTTTCTCGTCTAGAAAGCGAGGGTGGTTTCAACCTTGGTCGTGCTGCTGAGATTACTCGCGATGAGTTGAAGTTCGGC